CAACAATGGCCATAGGTACTGGTTGCAACTTCTCTAAGGCAATACAGCATTTTGATCAGCACCTGCGTGATGAGAGCACCATTGTCATTTTTGACAAGGGTGTGGAGCGTAGGGCTCGTCGGAAGATTGTGCCGGAGATGCACCAGGACCGTTTGCAATGGGAAACCATTGTGGGATGCCCTAGGGAACGTAGTTATACGAGGATTGCAGGTGTAGCACCTGACGTAGAAATAGTTCCTTTTAACAATGATATTGAAACTTTGCAACGAGCGGTGGTTGAACGTGTTTTCACTGTTAAAAGTGGGGATACTTTCTCCAGACCACCACGTCCAGTTCCAGGTCATTTTGAACGTGTGTTAAAAGACACGTCAATGCTGTTGAGAAAACATCTTCCCTCGACCGCCCCTATAAGTCATCAATCATTTGTTGACAGTTATAAGGGCTGCAAGAAGGTATTCTATCAGCAGGCTTTAAAGGAGATCCATGAGGGTGGGTCGAATGATGAGCATGACGCAAAACTGAACGTTTTTGTGAAGTATGAAAAGACGGATTGGACCTCTAAGAAGGATCCAGTCCCTAGGGTTATCTCCCCTAGGGATCCGAAGTTTAACATTAAGGTTGGTAGATATTTAAAACCCTTAGAACATAGGTTATTTAAGTCACTAGCCAAGCTCTTCGGTCATCCGACCGTGTTGAAAGGGTTTAATGCAGAGCGTAGTGCAGAGATCTTGAAGGAAAAATGGGATTTGTACAGGAATCCTGTAGCTGTTGGCTTGGATGCCAGCAGGTTTGATCAGCATGTGTCATTAGAGGCTCTTAGATGGGAGCACCAAGTCTACTTAGATTGCTTCCCACAAGGAAAACATAAACGTAGATTGGCGAAATTGCTGGAACTACAGGAATTTAATCATTGCACAGGTTATACACCAGATGGGAAATTAAAGTATACAGTTAAGGGAACAAGAATGAGTGGTGACATGAACACTTCTTTGGGCAATTGTGTCCTTATGGTGTCTATGATCAAAGCTTACTCTTTAGAATTTAAAATCAACTTACAACTGGCTAATAATGGTGATGACTGTGTAGTTTTTATGGAGAAGTGTGATCTTGATCGGTTTAGTGTCGGCGTGTATGATTGGTTTTTGAAACTTGGCTTCAACATGGCCATTGAACCACCAGTCTACATGTTTGATCAAATAGAATTTTGTCAAACAAAACCGATTTTCGATGGCAACACTTGGATAATGTGTAGAAATCCCTACACAGCAATAGTGAAAGACTCTGTTATGCTTAAACCCTACCGATCTCAGCGAGAATTTAAGAACTGGTTGAATGCGGTAGGCATGGGGGGTTTGCGTTTAGCAGGCAGCCTCCCGATTTTTCAGGAGCTTTATATGTGTTATATTAGGTCCGGAGACGTGGAAGATTTGAAACTAACTAAGTGTCAGCGTCACAAGCAAAGTAAGGTCACTGAAACCATTAATAAAGAGTGGCTTAGTTGGAGTAATCGATATATGAGTGCAGGAATGAAGCGTGGGTATGGTATTGTTTCACCAGCCGCTCGTGATTCCATGTATTGGGCATTTGACGTCACACCAGACGAACAAATTTGCCTTGAAGAGTACTACTTTCGACTCAATATATCTTCTGTTTTAGGCGATTACGCGCCCAGACAGATTTTCACATAGGTGTTTATGGGCAGGCTTGAATCATGGGAATTAACGCTCCCACCCAGCCAGTTATGGGGT